TGCCTTGAATGCCTTGATCACCAGTGTCGCCTTTAGGACCTGTAGCACCAGTAGAACCTGTCGGTCCTGTTGCGCCTGTAGGACCTGCTGGTCCTGTAGCGCCTGCTGGTCCTGTAGCGCCTGCTGCGCCTGCATCACCCTTTTGACCTTTAGGACCTGGAAATAAATTATTAGAGCTGACTGTCACTCTACCCATTTTGTCCTCCTAGCATAGGTATCTGAAAAAAAGAATTATCAATGTCAGCCGTTTTCGTAAAGCTGATATGGCAGTGATGGGTGTGGGAGTTGATTCCTGTATAGGGTCTCCACGCCCAACGCTTTTTGCTGGATGCGATTCTGCCGTTAAATATGACATAGGCAATGCGCCAGTCTCCTGCCTTTGCACAGAGTCGTATCTGATCAGCAAGGTCAGGCATGAGCGCTGGCTTAGACTTCCCCGATAAATCAGCATCCACATCGATGGCACGTACCCAGCCATAATCATCAGGATTGTGGTCACTGACACGCGCTGAATGACGTGTATCACCGAGCCAACCATCCGATGTTCTATCTCTATCTGGGAAGGCATCGTCTATCTGTTCTCTTAGTTGAGATGCAGATTTAGATAGTCGAGGCTTCAAGGTCTGCCTCATATTGTGCAAATTCTTCTTCTGTCATAGTTCTCTTAGTGACTTCACCAGTTGTAACATCATAATCAACGACTTTAGGCGACTTCATGCGCGTACTCCGTAAAGGTAGACAGTTTGGCTAAATGTTCCTGACCAGACAAGGTTAACGCTTGTGATTGGGGCAGTTGCTTGATAGATGCCTGTTAATCTATATGTTTGGCTCGAACCATGTGGTTCACATGAGTATTTCTTTATGTTGCTTGTATCTGCCGATTCGATTTCAAGCCGCATATAATTATCTGCATTTGTTTGGACTGCAGTTGTCGTATAATTATATGTCCCAACTGGAGTTCCTGAACTAACACCAATGCTTGAATAAGCATACTTTGTACCTGAATCAGAATTGAATCTAAATGAAGTGATTGTGTTTGTTCCGTTAGCCCAAAATACCATGAGCTTCTTATAGTTTGAAATGCCAGTAAAGTTGAGGCTACTAGCTGCTGGATTAGTCGCAGCAATTTGAACCCAATCATCTGATGGATTGACTAATATTGGATAGGCTGAAATTGCCACTATGCGATCTCCATCCCTGAGATATGGAAGTTCACCGCTGTATTAGAGGCTCCACCCTTGATAGTCTTAGTAGTGGCTAGAACTTGCTTTGAATCAATATAAACTGTTGAATTACCATTGATTGTTGTCGCTGTGTGGATAGCCACATCATCGAGACTTATGGTGAATGTATAGGCAGTAGATGAAGTATTGGTCACAGCAATATTGGTAATCACTGTTGTCGTACTTGCTGGTACTGTATAAAGAAGTGTCGTAGTCGTAGTTGTCGCAGCGCCACGAAATAAGGCTTTAGCTGTATTTGCCATTAGAAGGCTCCCATCAATACGGCAACGAATTGAGATTGAACTGTGGAGTCAGCAGATGAACCAAGGGTGCGGATTGCCGATGCCCCGTTCTTGACCAATGCGCTGTCATCTGGAGTAGCCCAGCTGAAATTAGTTGTACTTGCCATTCATTGCTCCTAGTCGTATGTTTCCCATTGTACAGTACCGCCGACCCCTGACCATATAAGCGCAGCTGATACATCTTGCCACCTTGTAGGTTGAATGGAGTATGACGATTCTGAAGTAGTTAGTGATATGCCTGCCTGAGTCCTGGAGACGGCCAGAGACCAGCCTTCAACGAAACCGTAATAGTTAGTAGGCATTAGTGGTACTGGTAGCCCTGAGATGCTAATGGCTTTACCCATAGTCATCTGAAGGAATGAATCAAGGTCAGCCGATGAGATATTAGGCGAATCTAATTGAATCGAGAATGATGACATATTTAGTCTAGGTACTCTACGCAGTGCTACGTACTTATCGGCTAGTTCTTGTGCTTCTGAAAGGTTATGAAGCTCTGTGGTTACTGATGCCCCGAGTAAACCGTATAAGCCTTCTGAAGTAGCATCCGAGGCTGTCACAGTTGCATTGTCTTTGTATGAGAGCGTGATGGAGTTGAGGATATCTCCTAGACTTTTATTGGAGGAGACCGATCTCCACAATATGTAATTCTCTGGAATGGTCATATAACCTGATGCAGTTACATCGATGGTTCTGCGTGATTCATTAGCAAAGCCGATTTCGCCTGCTGTTGTCTCGTAGATGTAGCCGTTAGCCATTCCAGCATATTTAGCAGCTGTTGAGTAAGCATCGGCCGAGAACGCATCGACAAGAGCAAATTCATAAATGCCTGGAGTATCAACCACATCGACTGTCACCCCAGCATCAGTGAAGATATTAGTCATGCGAACTGAGTCAAGTTCTTTTGCATAACCGCTTGAACCTATGATGGCTCTAGACATCGCTGCAAAAGGACCGACAGCCGAAATCGTTATTAGTGAGACTTCCTGGACTGAGCCTACCGCTGCCATGCGTGTGGCTATATTTGTGACTTTGCCTGTGAACACAGTCCTAGCAGTTGCTGAGGCATTATCTACAGTAATGACAATTGAATTGTTAATCTCAAAGCCATAATCGCTATTGTCCCAATTGACTATCTCGACTGTGGCTGTGCCTGCGCGAGCCTGCTCCCAATAAGATTGGCGGCCATGATTAACCGAGATTGAGTTTATAGTCTTAGAGCTGTAATCGACTCCATTGACTGACACTGAACAATTTGGCTCCCATGTCATTATGCAAAGACACTCTGCCCTAAGTTAATAAATGAACCTGAAGTGCTGGCCTCTTGCTTAAGTATGTTAGCAATTTGTCGAGCAGTTGAGGCTGGGTCAATGGCTCCTGATACTGAAATGTTAATAGTTGCACCACCTGATGAACCACCCTTAAGTGCGTGATTAGGAATGATAGTTCCGTTGGAACCTGGGCTAAATAACTCTGGACCACGTTCGCCCACTAGATAAGTCTTACCCATAGATACAGGACCGCCTGATGCTCTACCGCCGCCGAATGGATTGATATTGCCTAAGAAATCTCCGACCTTCTTGCCGTTGGATATGATCCATTTGAAGCCATCGATGACATCAGCAATTAGATTGATAACTACTGATAGAGCAGTGCCAATAGCCTGGATAGCAATTTTCATTGCTCCGCCTAAGAATGGAGCTACATAGGTTTTCATGAAATCGAATAGAGTCTTAAATGAATCTTTATTATCATCGAGAGCATCTTTAACTTTATTGAATGCGCTTTGAATACCTTTAATAACTGGAATCAATATAGATTTAGCAATTTCAATAATGGTATTCAATGTGCCTTTAAGCCCATCAGTTCCGCCTAAGCCTTCAGTAAATGCCTGAATTGCTGGCACTACATTCTTGACTACGAAATCAACCATAGGAGTAATAGCATCTAGGATGAATGAACCTACAGTCTCCTTACCTTCATCAAAGGCTACTTTGAGTCTATCCATCTTGCCTTGAAAGGTCTCGGCTTGCTTAGTGGCTTGTCCTTCAAATGTCTTTGATAGCGCAGCTGTAGCCGCATCGAAATCTTTAGTCTTGAGAATGTTCTCGTCTATGCCTCCACCCAATTTCTTGAGTGCAGTAAAGTTGCCGTCATGTGCTTTGGCTAATGCCTCTGAGACCGCCTGCAAATCTTTTCCAGTGCCTGCTGCAATATTGATTGCTAAGGTCTGAAGTTTCTGAGCTTCCTCAACATCTTGAGTAGAGCGTACTAAGCGATCTAGTGATGGACGGAGTTGGTCATCTGTGACACCTGTTGCCAGAGATGTTTTAAGGATGTAAGCCTCAGTGGATGCAATTTGAGCATTAGTGGCGCTAGTCACATTCTGCAAAGTTGTAGCAAGTTTAGTCTGTGCGGCTTCATCTTCGATGGCAGCCTTGACTCCATCTACTGCTAACTTGCCAGCATAGACAGCGGCAGCAGCTCCAGCGGCTGCAAAGGCTAATCCTGCTACCTTGCCAAACTTAGTCATCTTAGTACCAAAGCCTTCAACCTCAGTTGAGCCTTGACCTAACTTCTTTTTTAGATCATCAACGTCTGCGAGGATGGATAACTTAAGGGTTCTACTACCAGCCATTAGTCATACTCCTTCAAAATATTAGAGAAAGCTTCTTCCCATTGTTCAATTAACTGAGATTGATTTTCTCTAAGTGTCGGATAGATAAAGTAACCAGCATTGCCCCTAATGCCATATCTAGGACTTCTGGACGGGAAGTTTAGATGTTTTTTAGATCCGAACTCAGCGCCAGCAAGTAAACCGTTTCCGCCTTGTGTACCCACGTTGAATTGAGTAGTCGCTCCTCCAGAAAATTTTTGCCCTGCAAATCCAAAAGACAATTCACCAATTTTAGATGATTTAGAAACTCTAAAGCCTTGTGCGATTCTTGTAGCGACTCTTGGATTAGGAGCACTATAAGATGCTTGCACTATTCTTTCGCCTAAGAATTGGGCTAAAGCCGCAGATTGTTTTTTGGCTTCTTCTACGGCTTTGTCAGACATTGCCTTGAATGAAGAAGTTATTTTGCGAAGTTCTTTTTTGTCATAGACAACCATAGAGCGTTCGCTAAATGGTAGAACTTCACTCATTTCTCTCCTTCAGTACTTCAATAGCTGTTAATAAATCTTCTGCGTTTTGCCATTCCTTCATCGGGATTCCTGTGGCTATTGCCACTTCTACTAGGAGTCTGCTGATGCTTCCTGGCTGATGGCTTTTGGGTTTGATTCTCCTACCTCAAAGTCAGCGACTGTATCCATCCAGACTTCGAAAGGTTTAACTGGCCGTCCTGCACATTCACGCTTCAAGGTGTGATATGCCATAAATAGAATGTCCCAGACTCCCGCTGATTCATTCCATTGTGTAGATGAACGGCCAGTCTCCCTTTCCCATTTAGCCCACTCTGGTGGCTGGGCCACGAGTAGTACAGAATCTCCGCCATTATATGTAATTGTGATTGGTAACTTCATTGTGTGCTCCCGTTTTTGTTAGATTAACTAATTGTTAATGTTGGCTTTGCTGTGCATTGTAGCGTGAAAGATACAGTCTGAGCATCCTTACCAGAGCCGTTTGCTGTTGGAAAGTTTGGATAGACACTGCCTGTGAATACTGCGCCTGTTGCTGCTGTGAATGAGTAAGCAAGTGCTGTATCTGGTGCTGTTGATGCAGCAGTCCATAGCAGCTCACATATTGAATATGTTGGAGCAGATGCTGATGCGCCCCAGTCTGCTAGTAGTTCAAGTGTCATTGTTGCATCTGTATCGATTGTCTTAAATACGCGACCGTCTAGAGTCTCGTACGCTTGCTTATCCATTGTTGTCTCCAGGCTAACGCTTAGAGCCTGGCCATCATAACTTTTTGAGTCGATAGTCAGAACTAAGTCGCGGCCTGTGATTACTGTTGTTGCCACTTTATCTCCTTAGGATTGGGTGTAGTAAGTAGCGATACGAATATCTGCTACGAGCAGTTGTCCTGCCCCTACTGTAGTTACGGTTGGTCTATCGACCGCAGTCAGTTCATATCCTGCTGGGATTAGGCTGACTACACTTGTCACGAGCTGTTCTAGATTGTCTAGGCTTGCTGGATTACTGTTGTAAGCAACCGCGCAAGTCAAGGTCATATTGATCCGAGCACGAAATGTTGCATTAGTGCCGATTGTCTGAAACTCCATATATGGTGAATCTGGGACAATAACTACTGCTGGTGCTGGGATGCTCTCTGGTACATAAGCAAAGATGTTAGCGGCTACTGTTGAAAGTGCATCGGCTAAAGGCTGTCGGACTTGTGAAAGGATTGTCATTGAGCGATAGTCCCGACATCTACCAAAGGCCCGAGTAAGCCAGAGACTCGATTGTAAAGTGACCTACCCATACGGAACGGCGTTGGAGCAAAGTCCACGCCTTCAATTTGTCCGCCTGGAGCAGTGCGACTTTGGAATATTTCTACTGAAACTACAGTGACGGCAGTCTCTACCGCGCTATTACCGACATAGGTCGATGCGCCAGTTAGGGTTGCAAGTCCTGATGGAATAATATTTTTAGAGATGATGTCAGCGTTAGTAATAGCAGCTGAGAATGTGTAATCATCTAGCAAGTCTGTAGTGATGGTGCGAGTACCGTTGAATGGAGTACCGCATCCTGAAATGACTACTGATTGACCTTCATTGAAAGGCTGTGGCAATGGTGTTGAAAAATAGGCGATGTTATCGTTAAGAGATACTGCATCAATGGCTACTGAGTAAGAATTAAGCATAGGCAAGATAACTGCCTCACTACTATCAATTATATCTGATAGGACTGCATCAGAATAAAGAGAGACTGAAACACCAAGCACAGATCGTAGCTCGGAAGCGGTGATGATTGTTGGCATTTCAGTCCTCTCTATACTGCTGGGGGAGCGATCGGGAGCAACCGCCCCCCCATGATTAGTTAGTTATTAGGTAAGGTTAAAGCGACGAACGCCTGCGCCGACCTTTGTTGCAATTGCGTAGTAGCCATAAACTGCTACCTGTAGGCGACCGTTAGCCAAAGCCTGAACCTGGATTTGAGTCTTTGGAGCCTCATAGAATGTGACTGCTTCTGGTACTACCAAGAATGCAGAATCATCGATGAGTGTAGTAACTGTCATGTGTGGATCTACGAATAAATTGAGGCCCATTACGTTACCTGTGATTGAGTTTACTCCGACATTACCTGGAGCATTTGATGGCTGAGCTGCTGTGAATAGTGGACGGTTTGTTGTGTCCTCAGCTGAGATGATTGTCTCCCACCATGCTGTGTTAGCAATGATGTTCTTAGCAAATTTACCAGCTGCTGAATACGCTGCTGGAACTTCTTTGCCCACATAGGCTTTGAATCCTGCGATTGTTGCAGCCTGAGTTGAAGCGGCTGTACCACCAGCAACAAGTGCTGCTACTACTGCCTGGTCAGTTGCCTTTGCGTATGCGTAGTTGAGTTCCTTAATAAGTTCATCATAAAATGCTGGTGATGAACGATCTAGAAGTTCCCATGAAATTGTCTGGAGACCAGCAGCCTTCTTAACATCTACAGTGATGTATGTTGAAGCCATCTCAGTTCCACCAAGTGCTTCACCTTCTGTTGAAGATGAATCAATTGTTGGAGCAGTTGAAAGTTTTGGAATTGTAAATGACATCCCCGTTTCGACTAAGTTACCGCGTGAAACTGCATCTACTGCTGGACGGCCATCAATTGAAGAACTGATGAACTCGTTTAGATGTGGGGCTAGTGTAAGGCCAGTATTTGTTGAAGTATCGTTTGTAGCCTTGACGAGAATTCTTGCTTCGTCATCGCCCATTGATGCTTTGATGTTCGCCTCAAGGAACTGACCTGCTGTGAGGTTAGTGTTGATGCGAGGAGTTGCGTAGAATGCTGGGCGTGTAGCCGATGCTTCTACTTTGTGTGCTTCTACCGCTTCAGCAACGGCAGGAGTCTCTGGAACGGTAGTGTCTGACACTTGTTCTCCTTCTGATTGAACTTCTGAAACGGTTGTCTCAGAAACTTGATTTGCTTCCTCTGAAGCTGCGACCTGCGCGACTCGAGCTGAGTCAATGGCTGGGTCTGTTACGAGTGATGTCTCAATAATTGAAGATTTGCTAATTACCATCACGCCATCTTTGTTGTCCCACGCATCGACCTTGACTCCGACTGAGAATCCATCACGCATTCCAGTAGATGCTTCTACTAGCGCATCATTACCAGCAGTGGTCTCTGCAATTTTGAAAGTTGCAACGATTCCTGAATCTGTGACCTCATGCGCAATGAGTTTTCCAATTGGACGAGTACGATCATGCTCGAGGAGCAGTTTGATGTTCTTATTAAACTTAATTGAGTCTGAAGCAAAGATAGTTGGTCCAGCAGATGTATTGCCCTGCTCTCCCCATGTAACTATCTGGCCTGAGATAGTGCGCGACTGTGAATCGGCAGCTGTTAGTGTGATTGGGACTTCAATTTTCATCTGATTAAGTCCTCCTCCTCCTGGATTTGTTCAACGCTCATCGCGCCGATTGAATTGAGTATCTGATAAACCTGAGCGCGCTCTAAAGCATTGCCGCGTAAGAAATCATCTAAGTCGAAACGAATTTCTGCAGTACTAGGGCAGATATCTGGGAGTGAAAGCCTTGACTCTATTGCGGAAAGAATTGGACGCATAGAGAAATCCACAAGTGAGCGTCTTTCGGAAGTGGCGTTGGAATATGTCATCGAGGTTGACTCAGCTGAAAGAAAATACGCTGGAATGCCTGCTGCGCGAGCAATTTCCAACGCCACATACTGACGACCTTCGACCAATTGTAATTGCTTAGGGTCAAAGCCTACTGATTGCATTTCAACATCTGCATTAAGGAATGCTGTTGAACGAGTAGCACGAGAATTGCGCCATGCTTCTAAAAGTTTAGCAATGCGCTCTGAAGTTAAATTAGTTCCATTGCTTTTAAGGACCATTGATGGTACTGGTTCTTTAGCATAAGATAATGCTGCCTTCTCAAGTTCAATAGCAGCTGTAATTGTGCGACCTGCGCGATTTAAGAAACCTTCATCATATCCATCGAATCGGATAATGCTTCCGATACCGGCAAGAGGAGCCATTTTGCCATCGACTTCATATCCGTCAATTTCATTCATTGCTAAGTTGTATTTTGCTTGAACGCGGCGAGGATCAATGCGAGTCCAGGAACGAACGCGACCATCTTCTGCATAAGCATCGAGGACTAATCCGAACCCGACACCGTATAGCCAGATATCTTCAGATATCCAGTTATAGACAACGAATCCTGAAACTCGTGGGTCTGGTTGATTGATTACTCTTAATGGTTCAATATGTGCGCCTGTGATTTTGTTATATTGTTCAAGTGGCAATGAACCAATAGTGCCGCAGATGATATTGCGAGCACGAGCTACTGCAGGAACCGACATTGCAGATGAGCGATCTACAGTTACTGGTGCATTAAGCAAACCATAAACTGAAGTCGAAAGATTAAATGGTTGTAGTGAGGCTTCTACATCAGAGTATGAATCTGACTGAGCCTTGACATTCTTTGAGAAGATACCCATTAGACATATAGTACCATAAGTGTTTAAGGATTTGACAATTCAGATAAAAGTGTCTAGCCAATCATGATGTCTGTGTCTGAGTCTGGCCGAGTAGCAAAGTGGCAGACCATAGCCATAGCCACAGCTGAACAGATTGTGGAATTTGAGACCTTGCGGCCTAAGTACCAACCGCCATCCTTGAAAGGTAACTTGACTGCACTTAATACTTGCTTTGTCAATTCATCTTGACCAGAATGTAAGAGTCTCTGGCTAGTAATAGCCGATAGCATCTCATCGCAGGCTTGTCCATAGACTGCTCCATCGATGGGAGTCGTGTTGATTCCTGCTGGAGCCAAGCGAGCTGCAACCGCGCCTGAAGTCTGACGAGAATATGCGACAGTCTCTACCTGATATTTGCGAACCCAGTCAGCAACCGAGTTAGCCATTTGCTTATCGTCTAAATTGACTGGATTGGTATAAGTCTCAAGCAATACCACAATGAACTTATCTCCATCAAGCCTTTGAGCCGCTAGTAATGCAGCTTCTCTACGATCTGGTGAAAGGTCAATAGCCATCCATGTAGTCGCCTCTTTGTCTAACTTGATTTCTTTAGATGAACATGAGGCCCACGATGATGGGTTAATCGCTGGGTTGATTACAGATACCCACTGACACAGCAATTCAGTACGGACTATAGATTCCTCATCCATCATTGCCGCTTCAAGGTTATCTAATGAGATCGTGTAACCTGCTGATGGGTTAGCCTGCATCCAGGCGTTCTTATCATGGATATCGCATCCAGGTTCAGCACTCCACTCGAACCAACCTATCTTGTCATCTGCTCCAGCAGCTGCGGCGAGTCCACGCTCTCTCAGGCGATTCAAAATTACTGAGTGTTGGTCTCCAGCGTTACTGAATATCAAAGTCTGCGGATTAGCAGTGGCCATCTGCGTATATCTAAGCGATGACCAGACTTCATCATCATGAAACTCTCGAACCTCATCCATATAGACAGTATCGGGAGCTGCGATACCACGAGAGGCTGAGTTATTGGCTCGGACTAGGTAACGCTCACCAGTTTTAAGTTTAATCTCTTGTGAACCTTTAGACTCATACTTCTTGCCAAAGCGATCTACTAGATTGGCGTATGACTGGATAGTGTCATCTATCTTCCAGAAGATTTCACTCGATGTAGTCAGTTTATGAGCTGTGTGGACCTGTAACTTCTGCTCTAGAGCATACATTCTCCATAGAATCATGAGCTGCATGAAGGTACTTTTGCCATTTTGGCGTGAGATTATGACCCCCACTTCCTTGAAATACCACTTGCCATCAGGCATTATTTTGCAGACTTCATGAGCCAAGAATTGTTGCCAGGGAAGCAAAGTGAACCCGATTGACTCACAGAATGTAATGAAATCTTTGCCTAGAGAGGGTAAATCTGGGCTCTTAGTCCATATACGCGGCTCTGTAACACCATGCCAAACCTTCTCAGGCCCTTCT